AAGATATACTCAAACATTTTATGAACCATTTTTAATGACAACATATAATGATATCATTTTAGATGATAGAAATTTATTAGTTGAATATCAGAATAATAAATTGTTCTTATATGTTAATATTGGTGGTAAATTACAAAATTTAGATACTCCTCCCACAGTATCAATATATAATACGAATGGAGACCCTGTTTCAGGAATGACGGCTCTTACATCTTGTCAGAGAACACTTGGCGTATATGAGATTGAATTACCTGAATTTGTTGGATTTGTAACACCTTGTACATTTACCGATACTTGGTCAAATATAAAGTTTAATGGAATAAGTTTACCTGACATTGAAAACGAATTTATATTACAACCATTTTCTAAAAAGTTCCAAATTGGAACATCGAGTTTAGACCCTCAAATTTATGGGTTTGATTTCTATGGTATTAAACAAGATGAAAAGATTTTAAATACTGATGTTAGAAAAGTCGGAGTTGTTATTAAGAAGGCGTACACATCAAACGCTCTATTGCCATACGTAACTGCCGATTATAGAATATATGTGAGAGAGGGTAACATTGAAGTACAGGTTCAGGATTGGACTCCGATTAACAGAACTCCAAACGAATACTACTTTATATTCGATACAAGGGATAAGATACCAAATGAGTATTATATTGACTTACGAGTGGAAACTAGTGGTCAGATAGATACTTATAAGAAACAAATTAAATTTCAAATAGTAAGTAAAAAATGAGAAAGATAAGATTAACTGAATCTGAATTGATTTCTTTCATTAAAGAAGTGATTAAAGAATCAAGATATAGTCATAGTTTTCAATCTTATGAAGACGCAATACTTGATAAAATTTCAGATGAAGGAATTGAAACCTTATCTGAAATTGAAAAATATATTTTAGATAGTATAGGAAAAGAAAATTTTGACGTTCAACCGGTAATGTTAATGTTAGCAAAAAAGATTGCTAAACAAGATTCATTAACTGATATTGAACAAATGTTTTATAATGATAATTCAGTCGAGTCATCAGAAGAAGATGTTAGAGGTTATAGAGAATTAGAGCCAGGTGTTTTATTTGATGCGGGAGATGATGATACTCCCCCATCTGATGATAGAGAAAATAGATTTTCATTTATAGACCCAAAAGGTGAAATGCCATCAATGGTGTTTGATGCTATGAAAATATACACAACAGACAAATACATAGTATTCCAAGGTAGATTTGAAGTTGACGAAACTACATATTATGGTAAAATATACGCTGACTTGGAAGGTAATTATTTAGGACATAAATTCAAGAGTGAAAACCAAACCACTCCTGACGAAGATTATGAAAAAGAGACAATTGACGCATTCTTGCAAGTTGCGGTACAAGAACTAAATTCAGATAACGAACAAAACAATGAATATTAAACAATTATTGAGAAGAGAATTACTTAAAGAATCTGAAGGTGAAAGATATATGTTCTTTAGTAATTTAGAACAAATGAGAAGACAATGTGACTTATTGTTAGATTTAGACCATAATCAAGTAGAAGAGATTCTTAAAAATGGACACGATTGGGCTCAAGACCATATTGCTGAAGCAAAAAACAATATGGACCAAGTATTTGATTTCCTAATGAATGAGACCAAAAGTACTCATAAGATGCAAGATGAAGTTAGATACCCTACTGAACCTGAAACTATGATGGAAGGTAAAAAGAAATCGGGAACTAAATTATGTGCTCGTGGTAAAGCTGCCGCTAAAGCGAAGTTTAAGGTCTACCCCTCAGCTTATGGGAATGGTTACGGAGTCCAAGTCTGTAAAGGTAGAATGCCAGGTTTAGACGGTAAGAAAAAATGTTCATCACCTTATTGTTAATTTAAAACTTTTGACATATCTTTGTGGTATTAACCATCAATGATATGAGTCCATTCAAAAGAGCGTATTTTAAAACAAGAATCTTAATAAGAAATTTATTTTCCCCAAAACAGATTGAAATTGAGCAGAAAAAATATGCAGGAATGTGTATGACTATCGCCAAAAAATTAATTTGTAAGGAGGGTTCTATATTATTACTTACACCAATCACCCAAAAATACTACATCCATAATCACGAACTAGGTATTTTTATGGTTATTGATAATGGTGTTCTTTCAGTAACAAATCACTCTTATTCCTACGAAATTAAATTAACGGGTAAAAATGAAAGAATATTAACCAAAAAATTTGAAAATGAATTGGAAAAAAGAGCTGACCGAATGGACATTGAGATTTTAGGTCAAATAAAGGACTCTTTAGTTAACGCCTACAATCAGATAGGTGATTAACTATAAATGTCGTCCTCATCCATCTTATGATGTTTTATGAAGTATTTTATTAACGCCCCTGAAACTGAATTTGCATAATTTTCAGAATCTCCCCCAATATCTCGTCTATCTTTAATTTTTAAATTTTCATTGTCGTATGCGTGTGCCCATTCGTGGGATATCGTTCTCATTATATCTGATAACATACGATTTTTTGCCAAACATTTTATCCTATGTTTTTTATTATGAAAAGAACCCGTAGTCATTTTTCCAAAACGGTCATCTAAAAAATGAATTTCCAAATCATTCTTTAATGGTAATTTACGATTTAAAAATTTAAAAAATTTTACAATGACTTTAAATTTTGAATTCTGAATTGTCTTTTTATTATATTTTATACAAAGTTTCATATTTTTTTACGGATACTCTCAATTAATCTTGTAAATAAAATTTCCTCATTTGTCTTCTTTTTTTTAGGTTTGTATGAGACCATTTTTGGAGCGTTTCCTGTACCTGACTTATTGTGTGATTTTTCAGCCTTTCTTTTTTGAGCACAAGCCGACTTTTTCTGACTATCTGACATTTTTCCAGCAACTCCCGCAGCTCTACATTTTGGATACGATTTATCACTTGCTTCAGGTCTACCACAAGGGGGGTGTTTACCATTTTTATCTTTTCTACAAATATTAACCCAAGGTCCTTTTGGTTGTTTACTACCTTTTGGTTTTTTCTTTGTTCCAAACCAAACTCCCAAATCCTCTTTTATTGTATGAACATCGTGAGTTGGCATTTCGTAACCATTTTTAGGATGTTTTTCCCATACACCAACAGTTCTTTCTGTATTATTTTTTAATGTTTTTTGTTTCTTTTTTTCATTTGCAGGATGGTCTGAAAATTTTGTGAATGGACCTAACTCATTATTTTTCCATTTTTTTAACCCTATCTCAATAGGGGCATTATATTCACCTGAAGTTGAATTAGTGTTCGTACCTTCATTCAATAGTTTAATAATTTTCTTTTTTAAAAAATTAATATCTTCCATTACATTATAATTATTATTTAATATACCACCATCCTCATCATTCTGAACAGGGTGTTTTTTAAAATCGGCAGATATTTTTTTAGCATCCGACTCAACTTTCTTTATTACTTTTTTGGGTTCGTCCATCTTCCCATCATAACTATCATATGCCAATAATGCGTCATTATACTTTGATACAGGTATAGTATATGGTTCTAAAGTTGTTTTATCAAACATTCTTGTCCCCGGCTGTAAAGGAGCTTGATATTTTCCTGTTCCTGGTCCTGCCGATGTTGCTTCAGAAATTCTATTATTTTTTTTTGACATATTAAAATTTTACCTATATTTGTATAAATATTTGAAACTATGGAAAATACGTCTCCACCTAAACAAGCAATCGGTTCGTTATTTGAATCAATTGATTACTACAGTCTAAATGACTTGGATTTATTTATATCAAATATGACAAGTGACCAAGCAATCTATTGTATGATACAATCAGTTCATAAAGGATTTCAAAAAGGTATCTTTACAATGCAAGAGATTGAAGTTTTATCAAAAAGCATGAGATTATTAACCAATAAACCAAATAACGATGAAAGTAAGTAATGTTGTATTTTTTATTTTATTGTCAATTTATTCTTTTGGACAAAGAAATACAAATGTGTTATATTCTAACATATTTTATGCGGGTAATTCTAACTCCTTAGTACCAAAATATCCAAGTAATGACGATAATAAGGAACAAAGACAAAAAAATATTAATAAGGTTAATTTAGATTCAATTAATTCTGACTTTATTAAATGTTTTAATGAGTTTAGAAGAGAATACGGGTTACCTTCATTAATTCATGATGAAAATTTAACAATAGTTGCAACTTGTCAATTGTGGTATATTAGTAGAACAAACGATATCTCTCATTATAATACACATTATGGCGAAACCCCAATGGAGAGAGCAAAGTTTTTAGGGGTTAATGATTTTGATTATATTGCCGAAGTATGTCTTATGGACCAAAGATATATGATGGAGTATCCTAATTATAAATCGGTTAATTTGGAATATACTAGAACAATATTTGATTTATATTGGTCATCTCCACATCATAGAGAAATTTTACAGGATACTAAATACACAAGATATAGTTTTTGTAATCATTACGATAAAGAAACAAAAAAATTCTACAATGTAATGATTATTTCTAATTAAAAATAAAAAAGGTCAGATTTCTCTGACCTTTTTATATTTGGTTTAAGATAGATTATCTTAATTCTCTCAAGTCAAATGTACGTACACCGTCAACTTGGATACGTCCGTAGAAACGGTTGTTAACCATTTTCTTAGCGTAACGTGTCATGATACCCTTTATAGGAGTAAAGTTGAATGGGTTATACATAGTTGGAGTTAATTGAAGTGGTACGTATGGAGCGTAGATGTAACCAGTATCCAATAAAGATGTACCCTTATGTCCAATCAAAACTGTGTTTGGTGGGAAGTATGGGTCACGGTATACTTGGTAACGACCGCTTAATGTACCAACTCTTTCAATACCCATGTTGTATTGGTCTTGCTCAGGAGCTGCGTTTGATACGTGGAAATATTCCAAGTCGTCAAAAATTGCACTGATTTCAGAAGATACAACAATCCAGTTAGCTCCACCTCTTAAAGTAGACTTGTGGATTTGAGCTGAAATTTGGTTGATAGCTGTAATCAACGTTTGGTTCCAATCCTTTTGAGTGTAAGGAACTGCATTGTTACCCAGTCTCTTCCATCCGTTGTAATCCCAACGTAATGTCCAAGCTGCACCTTTACGTAAGTCACGTAAGATTTCACGGTCAATCTCTGCAGCAACTTGCTCAGAAAGTAATGCTGTTAATTCAGCTTCTGCGTCGATGTTGTGGAACGCTGCCACGTCTTGAGCCATTTCAGGAGACCATTGTGCTCTTAATTTTCTTTCAGTTACAGAAACAGTTACTGATTCTAAATCGAAAGAAACCTCACCAATTTTGTCTTCAAATTCTAACTCTTCGTATCTACGATAAACAGATAAGAATGCTGCGTTAGAACCTGTTAATGCTGACCAGTTAACTGACATACCTGTGTAACCATCTAAAGTATCAGCCGAACAAGTTAAACATACTGGACATTGTAAATCTACTTCAATATAGATACATCCATCTTTACCACAGATATCCCAGTATTTTCCACCTGAACCTGTTGATGGGAATGTTGTAGAACCCCATTGTCCGTATTGAACAATACCTTTACCATATTGTTGTGTAACAACACGGAAAGGAACTACAGATGAGTTGTACAAACAAGATGCTGTCCAAGTTGCCGCTGAAGAAACCGCAGCTGCAGGAACAATTTTCAAGTCAGAAAGGAACGCTTCAGTATCCATTTCGTTACCGTCAGGACCAATTAATTTTCCTTCTCCGCTTTGAGCAAATCCACAAACTTGAATTAAACCTTTTCTGATGACTTGGTTAGTATAAGCCGCAGTTGCAGTAGCACCTGTTGCCAATACACCGTTAGTCCAAGCAACTAATGTAGTTGTTGCAGTAACTGCTGACCATTGACCTTTTGAATAGTCAAACAAACCAGCCGGGTCTAAGTTAGGTTCGTTACCTTCGTAGAATAAATCATAAAGATTTTTTCCGTAAGACGCACTATTTGCATCTGATGGATAACCTGCATCAGGAGTTTGTGGTGAACTATAGTTACCTGGAGAACCTACAGGTGCGTAGTGAGATGTAGAAGAGTTACCATTCCAAGGTGCAGTACCTCCAGTATAACCTTGGATACGTGGTACGAAGTAGAACAATTTACCAATTGGTAAGTTCATAGCTTGTACAGATACGATATCGTTAGCTAACAATTTAGAGAATACACGTCTAACGATTGGGAATACAACAGTTTCAAAAGAACCTGTAGCGTCTGTAGACGATGCTTCGTTAATCAAATGTGACGCTTGGTTTTCATACAATTGTGCAACATTTTCTTTTAGGTGGCCTTTAAGACCTTCTAGGAACCCTAATTTGTCCCATTTGTTGATAGTATCTTCTTTGATAACTTTAAGGTGCTTAAGACCGATGTTACCAACAAGACCTGATTCTAATAATGCTCCCATTTTATTTGGTTTTTATTATTTTTTGGTTTATTTTTATTTTATTAATTTGTTCATGATATCCTTCATTCTCATGAATTGAGGATTCTCATAAGTTTTTGACTCAATCAAATTAACTGCTCCTGTAGATGGAGTTCTATTGATTTTTACTTCAACTGATTCCTTCACTACTTGAGATTCGTTTTTATTTGAAAGTTCATCTTTTATTACTTTGTATAAAGTTTTAGATTCTTTGATAGTCTCAGCTCCGTCAAAACGTCTCAAAATGTTAATCTTCTCTTGTTTAGTAGTAGAATGTTCAGTGAACAATCTTGTAGCATAAGCCAAGTTAGAATTAAATACCGCAACTTCGTTAAGTTTGTCTCTGAATACATTCAAAGCTTTACGATACTCTTCATTTTTAGATTTTAACATATCAACTTCAGCATTAACTGACTCAACTGCTAAATGACGTGGAGCAGCAATTGGTTTGTTTAAACCATTTCTTCCCCATTTCTTACCATTACCTAATGTTCTAGCAGCTTCTTTAGTTTCTGATTTTTTAGCTTTAGCTTTAGCTGGAGCTGGTTCATTTTCCTTGTTAGGATTTCTCATCGGATTACCAGGTTTCTTTTCAGTTTCAGTACCAGGTTTTACTTTTGGTTTAGCAGGTGCAGTTTCAGTTTCACCTTCATTAAACTCAAATTTAGGACCTTTACCCATTCCAACTCCACGAGGACCTTGTTTTTTGTCTTCTTTAAATCCTCCTGTAGTTTTTTTGTAATCGAACTTTGGTTTTCCAAATCCTTTTCCTACCGCTTTGAATCCAATACTTTCATTTGTCATTTCTTCTTCGTTGTAGTCCTCTTCGTCCATTTCTTCAGACCATTCTTCATCCATTTCTTCAGACCATTCCTCGTCCATTTCTTCGTCTGTTTCTTCATCTAAAGTAATTTCGTAGATTGTTTCACCTAAATCATCCATAGACACTTCGTCAGATTCGCCGAATTCGTCAAATTCTTCATCTTCATTATCAGATGGC